GTCAGGCCGTGCCAGCGGATTCGGGTCGAGTTCTTCCTGCTTCGGGAGCTCGTAGCTGTAGGTAATTTCCGCGTGATGCCGATCCGTCTCCGCGACTTGAATGTTCAAGCACCGGAGATAGGAAAACTCAGGGTGAACTGCGGCGTGGAAAATGCCAACAGCGTTGACCAGCGTTTGCGTCGCAGTCGGCTGGTCCACGGTGACTATGTATTTCCGCTCGGCAGTCGGGGATTCCCCGAACTTGTGCGACGCAGTGCGGGGGATGACCTCGCGGTAGGAGATGACGGCCATCATGCACCCCCTAAAATGTCAACCGGCTTGGCACCGACGTTGGCCAACTCGCGGCGAATCTGCTCGAGCTTGTTCAGCTGCTCGCGGCGTTGCTCAATCGCCGGGTCTTCGCGGCCGGTCGCCAACGCAAGCACCTGGCCGATTCCTTCCTGCGAACGAATGTCGTTCACCTGTAAGGCCTGACGGGCCGGACGGCTCAACTCGGCCGCGATCTCCTGGCGGATCTGGACGCCTTCCGCAGCCAGATTTCGCAACGCCTGGCGGGCCTCGCCGCCGTCAATGAGCTTGGCGTCGAACGCCTTGCGGACGGCCTTGAACTGATCCGCAATCGTCGTGGCCGGCTTCAAAAGCTTCTCGTCAATCCCCAGAGCGTCCAACTGCCGCTGTCGGTCCTGTGCCTTGGCTTCCGCCGTCGCCGCCCGAGCGAGACGTAGGCGATCCTTGGCTGCGGACATTGCTGCGGCATCACCTGCCTTGCGAGCGGTCTGCAATGCCTCTTCGGCGGCCCGCTGCTCGTTGGCGATGTCGAGCAGGTCGCGGTTCAATTGAACGCGGGAAGACTCGGCGGCAGTCAGCCCCTGGGTGGCAAGCTCGGCCACACGCTTGCGGGACTCTTCCGCCGCCTTGCGTGCTTCCTCAGTGGACTTCTTCGCCGCCTCGGCCTTAGCCTTCTCGGCCTCCGCAAGTCGCTGAACCGTTGCAATGAACGCTTGCGCGTTCCTGTCAACGGAACGCATCGCTTCGCCTTGGAACAATAGTTCCTCTGTTATTCCGCCAGCCGATTGGCGGATGCCTTCAAACCGCTCGAGCACGTCGGCCGGAACCTTATCGAGCCCGCCCAGTTCCTTGGCCAGCGAGACAATCGCCGAGCGCGCTTCGGTCAAGGCACCCTGGGCAAACTCGTTGATGCTGATCTCTTCCGGCACCTTCAGCGACTTCTTCACCTCTTCGCCAAGATTGAAGGCAGCGAGGCCGGCCGAATCAGTCTCGACGCGGAATCGCTTCATTGCCGCCTCGGCGTCCGCAATCGCTACGGCGGAATCCGCACTCGCAGAGTCGCTGGCAATTGCCCACTCCAGGGCAGCCCCGGCAGCAAGCCCAAGGCCGACCACCAGCAGGCCAATGCCCGTGGATGCAAGCAGGCCACGAATGGCGACGGCCAGCCCGACCGTTGTCGTTGCGGCCGTGCCAGCAGCTGCACTGTAGCCAAGGGCTGCACGGGCTGAAGCCGCAAACGCCGACGCAAGACCTGTGATCGCTCCCGCAATCGCCTGCCGGTTGATGAAAGCCAAGTAGCCGCCAATCGCTGGCAGTAGGTTCTGGGCCAGCGGGACCGCGACGCGGCCGACGAACGCCAAGGCGTTGCCTACGTCTTCAAGCAAAGCGGCAAGCGTCCGTGCCGCCGCAGGAACGTCAATGCTTTGCACGAACGTGATGAAGTTGTCGGCACCTTGCGTCAGGGCCGGCTGCAGTTGCGTCAGGATGCGGCCGGCGAGCTCCTGCATCGCCTGGCCGGCGAGCCCGAACGAATCGCCAATGGCGTCAATCTTGTCTGGGTTAATGCCGTCGACGCCGTCGCGGAAGCCGCCAAGGAACGTCTGGGCCGTCCTTAGGTTCTCGGGCAACTCGCGGAACGTCGGCAGCAGTAACGCGCCGCTCTTGCCAAAGATTGCGACGGCAGCCGCTGCACGCTGGGCAGGGTTCTCAATGCCGTTGATGGCCGTGGCAATCGCCTGGAACTGCTGCGTGCTCGTCTGTGTGGCCAAGTCATCCACGGACAGCCCGAGTGCCGACAGGGTCTTCGTGGCTTCCTTGCTTCCACCAGCGGCCTTGCTGATCGTCACCTGTGCCCGCGTGAACGCCTTAGCCAGTTCTTCGCTCGATGCACCGGACAAGTCGGCCGCAACCTGCAGCGTCCGCAACTCTTGGTACGAAACGCCCAGACTCGCGGCCAGCTGCCGCGTGTTGTCGATGGCGTTCAGTGCCCCGCTGGTGAACGCCTGGAACGTGTTTGCAATCGAAGAGATGCCGCTAATGAACGCCTTGGAAATCTCCAGCGTCTTCAACGTGGAAACATCGCGGGCCGTCTGCTTGGCGGCGTAGCCCAGCTTCTGCAATTCCACGACGCCGGCGTTGATGCCTTGGGCCATGCCCACGGCAGATGCCGACAGCTGAAATCCAATGCCAAGGGTTGCCATGTTTCACTTTTGGCCTAGGTCGGCCGCCATCTGCTTGAGCGTCTCTGCGATCTGCGTCGGGTGCTGCGGAGCCTTGCCTTCGATGGGGATGAAGTCTTGAGCGTCGGGGACTTTGTTTTTGCAGTAGGGAGCCAGCACCGAACTGGCCAGCATGCCCGTCTGCAGCCACGGGTTGTCCAGCGGGCGAAACCATCGGCTGTAGGCGATCCAGTACGAGAACTCCCGTGAGTCCATCGCGTCGATTTCAGCCACGGTTTTCTTGAGGTGCGAGGCCAGGTCGAACTTGAATCGCAAGCTCGGCCTGGCGTTCATTCCCCCGCCAGTTTCTCAATCTCCTCCTCGGTCAATGCGTTGTGCTTCAGTGCCGCCTTCCACAATCCGTGGATCTGATCGACGCTCTTGCGACGCAGGGCCGCCACGCCTTCGTCACCGGGAAACAGCAGCACACCCTTGTCATCGCACAGGCAGCGGGCCAAGAGCTCCGAGCGAAAGTCGGGAATGACCGGCACGGCCTTGGACTGCGCCTCGAGCAGCTTTACTTCGTAGCTGTCCCGGTCGCCCACGGTCATCAGCCGAATGCACACTTCGCCGCCCCACGCCGGCACCTTGATGATCTTGGCGTCGCTTGCATGCTCAATCTGGTCTCGCGTCAGCACTGCCATTTGTTCACCCGTCGAGGAGTTTGAACGTCACGGTGTAACGGGTCACGCCGTTCAGCTCGGGCGTGACGCTCAAGCCCTCATAGAGTGCCTTGCAAGTCAAGGCAGCGCCGCCGCCCGTGATCGTCAGATCGCTGCGAGTGCCATAGTTGGCAGTCGCAACCCCAGCAGAACCAAGGCAGGTCAGAGAGACGGACCCAACGTCATCGGTCCACGTGGACGAGCGGCCTTTCGGAATGCTGCCGCCATACGTCCACGAAAGATCGGTGACCTCGGCAAACGTCGTACTGCCGAAGGTCGCCGTGATTCCTGTGCTGTACGTCGCCACGGAAGCCTCCGTGGCTCAAGCCAGCTGGAACTCAGCAGACCCACGGATGGCGTCGTTCACAGTCAGCGTGACCGAGGACGAATTGCACGTCGCCGTGGCCGAGACGCTGATGCCGCCGGTGATCGCCAGCGTGCCCGTCGTGTTCTGGGCGATGACGCTGGTGCCGATGTACTCAATACTGACGCTCTTGCCTGTGTCGCCGCCCTGCGTGCCAATCAGCGGTCGAGCAATCGAAAGAACGCTGGCCCCGGTGGTCTGGCCGAGGTGCGAGATGTCGATGTTGTCGGCCCCGCCGCCGGTGGCACCGATGGTGTAGGTGATGCTCGTGACGGTGTAGTTCACACCGGCGAAAGAAAACGTCGTGCCGGAACCGGAATGCGGGGTCGTGGCCATTCGTCAGCTCTCCTGCCAGCGGATGTCGTAGGTCTGCGTGATCTGATACGCCGGTGGCATCTCGGCACCACCGAGTGAGACAAAGTCGTCGCTTTCGTTCTCCAGCGAGACCTGATCTACCACCGTATTTTCCGATTGGCCCCCGTAGCCATCCAGAACGAGCCGCATGGCGTCGGCCACCTCTCTCGTCTGGTCATACGTGACGCCGTATACCTGATACTCCAGGGTGACGCGGGGCATGCCCATCGGGTTTCGCAGCGTCTGCTCTCGCTGAATGCCGGTTCGCCGCCAGGTCACGAAAGGCAGCGTGGCCGATGCCGGGGCAAGTACCGGGTAAATGCGGGTGCTGACCAGAGTGGTGACTGCGGTGCTGCTGACCAGGGCGGTACGCAGTACGGCTTCCGGGGATTTCATAGGCCGAAGTCTCCGTATTTCTTTTGCGTCGCACGAATCGCCGCCCTGAGTGCCTTCCGCATCTCCACGTCCAAGATGCTCTGCATCTGGCTCTGTGTGGATTGAAATGCCCGCGTGAGCGGCCGGCGTGCCGGGCTTCCACGGACCGTGCCTGTGGCGATGAAGTCCACGGGATAGCGGCGGACGCCTGGACGAAAGAACGGGCCACGAGTCTTGAACGATGACAATACGCCACGACCAGAGGGCTGCTCTTTGACTCGCTCTGCCAGCGTCCGAATCCTGCCGCCAAGGACCACGCGGCGACGCTTCACCCTCTTGGACTTTCCGGCAGTCCTCGGCTTTGTTCCGTACTCAACAAGGTGCGAGTGGTAGGCCCGATTCGGACCC